GTAAATACGATATCAACATTAGTGACCACCCACAAATGGTATGAAGAATTAGCTAGCGCCTATAGGAGTTTAAGATACTGGCTGGTACAACCAGGCACCGAAACAGTTGAAGCTCACTGGTGGACTGGTATGGAGCGGGTATTACACCTGCCTAAACTTGGTTTGCGTCGAGCAGCGTTGCCGATGTTACTTGAAAAGGGTGGTGTAAATATATCACGAGAAGCCCTAAAAATAAACAAATTAGCATTGTCAAAGTCTGATGCCCCATACTTCGAGTCGCTTTTTGCTACCACATGTTGGTACTGGGGTGAGTATTTAGCTATATTTAACGCCAAGAATATTAAGCATATTATCCGAAAGCTAGAATATAATACAGAAGATGCTCTGGAAGAAACCGCCAGAGCGGACGCTTTGTATTCCGCTATACTGGGTAGAGCTATCCCTAAGCCAGTATTTAGACATCAGTCTACTTACATATTGGGCGGTATACGCTCACAATTTACGAGAGTAATGAAGATAGGTCAAATAAATATAAATAATATGGAAGAGTATGGTTACATTGCTGTTAATAATGGCGTTCGTTCTGGGACAATAGTATACCCTGGGTGTTGTGCTTTAATTATCGGGCAAGCAGGTTCTTTAATTCTTGGTACGCCTTACGCCAGTATATTTCAAATAAACCCAACTATAGTCAAAGAAACTAGGACTAGAGATTACCGTGGTTATAATTATCACGATTTATGGGCATATGGTGTCGTACAAAGATGGCAAGGTTATGATGTGGTGTATAAGCACCCAAAATCCGGGGGAGTGCATACTATGTACGCCCCAAATGATGTTAGCATCGCTATGCCACCTGTCAACCCCACAACAGTTGACCGTATAGAAAGCTATACTATACAAAGAAATAGGCCTCGCCAACACGTCTTTGGGTCTGAAATTACTGACTTTATGAAATATAAATTAACCTTTACCTGGCATAGAATCAATTGCGTCCCACTCGAGGAACCTGATTACCATTCGGTCGGTGTACAAGGTGAGGAATCATCCTTTATGGTAGCGAGC